ACGAATGACGGATTTGGATTGGTCTTCTCGTCACCTACGCGTCGTGGCGCCCAGCTGAAGGGAGCGAAGTCGAACGTGCCATCAGACTTGCGGACCAATGCCCATGGCATGGTGGTCTCGTCGATGGCGTTCTGAATGCCGGGCTTAACCGTCTCGTTCCACACGCCACTGTCACGGACGACATAGTAGGTGGTGAACGACGAGTTGGCGTCGCCCTGGACTTCCCACAGATCACCTTGGTGAGGTGCGGTGCTTCCCGAGCCAGAGGGCAGAGCGTCGAACGTCTGCACGGTTCCCTTCAGGGCGCCAGTGGCGGGGTTAGGCGGGTACTGCTTCTGTGTAGCGGAGAGGGCCGGAACGTCGCCGGCCTGCCCACCAGTGAGTGCTTTGTTGAGCCAGTAGTAGTTCGTCGGTGGTTGTGTCTGGTCAGCCGCGACAGCCTTCATCTGCACGGTCACCGTCTTGTTGATGATGAACGTGTAGTCAGCAACCGTGGTGGCACCGAAGTCCACCTTAGCGTTGATGAGGGTGTCCGACTCCAGCACGGTGATCATTGCGATCCCACCACTGGAAACAGCGGCGCCTACCACGGTGGGCCACACTGGCTCAGTCGCGCCACCAGCGGCGGTGTACGCGGTGACCTGATACAGGAAGCCGTTGGGTGCAGTCGGTCGGAAGTACTGCCCCTGGACACTCACAAGGAGAACGTTTGGGAGCCACGTGTTGACCGAGATGCTCCCTCGGGTGAGGTAGCCTTTCCCGTTGGGGAACGCTACGACCTTCTCGTTACCGGCGAGATCGAATACCTGCAGGTTGCCGTTGGTGATCACCACCTGATATCTCTCGCTCGTATCGCGATTGATGGTGTGGAGATGGGCTCCTGTCAGGTCGACTGAGGTGATCTTCGCGATGTGCTGCGTGGGCGGGCGCTCGCGCAGTCCTTCGACTACGGTGGACCATGCGTTGATCTGGACTTCCGCCTGGGACGGCATGCGCAGCGTGGCGGGCTGTTGGCTTACGCCATTGTAGAGGGCGGGGATCTGGCGATTGACCAGCACGGGGATGCTCCTACCAGTTGCGGCGGGAGGCCCCTGGCTGTCGGTTGTAGATGCGGTTGTTGCGAGTCGGCGTGGCGAACATGTTCCGCGCGCCGTTCTTTAGATCGGAGCGGTTCATCTCCGCTGCGGCATCCAGCTCCAGCTCTTTGGTGAACTGGTAAAGGACTTGGCTGCCGACCGAAGAGGTCTGGAACTCGCGACCGGCCCGCCGTGCGATGTACGCGCGGGCGGCTTGAGGGATCGTTTCAAACTCGAAGAACCACACGACGTCGCACTGCAGTGACCCGCTGGTTAGCTTGGGGGCAATGTTGAATGTGTGACCGTCGAGGTCGTAAAGTTTGCCGCCGCGCTCTACGAAGTTGAGCGAGCGGTCGGTCGTATCGATGTCGATGACCGTGTTTGGAATGAGGATGCTGCCTGTGTTGTCAGGTGTGATCGGGAAGGCGGGCTCACGGTTGAACCACCAGCCACGGTGCTGAACCTCACGGTTCACGTTGTGGAGGACGGTCTGCGCGAAGCTGACATCGTTGATGCCAGGAACGTTCAGCGTGTTTACCGGGGCCTTGCCGATGGACAGCAGCATCTGGTTCACCGCATCGAGCGTCGTCTGCGGTGTGTAGGAAAGAGTGACAGCCATTGGAAAGGCTCCAAATAAAAAAAGCTGGAGGCTCGGGGGTTTAATCCGAACCTCCAGCTTGGGGTTGCTACTGAGTAGCGAGTCGCTTAGTGCTTACGCAGCTCGACAGCGCACTTCGCACGGAGGACGTCCGCACCGATGGCCTGCTTCGCGAGCATCAGGGTGCCCTGCCGACGCATGTCCCACTCGGTCTCCATGGTGATACCCAGGAGTTCCAGCATGCCGACAGCCGGCTCGACCCACACGAGACCAACGGTCTTCGTCTGATCGCTCTGGTACTTCGTCGGGTAGTTGAAGGGAACAGCCTCACCGAACGGCAGCAGCGCCGCAGCCGGGGAGGTCGTGCCAACCACAACCGGGTTCGCGTTCGACACGATGCCGGTGGCATTGGTCCCAGCGTTGTACGGAGTGACGTTGTAGCCGAACAGCGGGGCGATGGACTTCAGGATCTGAATGTCCGACACCGTCCGCAGGGCCTGCCGCTGCAGGTTGGCCGTGCCGTCGTTGTAGAAGCGGTTGATGTTCTTATCGCTGTTCGCGATGAGATACCACTGCGCCGGCTTCAGCATGGAGTACACGGGCATCGTTTCGACGGGAACCTGGTTCTCATCGAGACGCTGCTTGGCGAGGTTGATACCCGAGATCAGGTCCGCACCGGAAGCGGTGAAGTCGGCCGAGGCGCCGATGTCGGGCTGGTCGGTGATCACCGTGCCGTGGCCGTCGCCAACGAACAGCTCTGCGTTGGTGCGGGCAGATGCCACGAGACAGTTCGAGATCACGCGATCATAGAACAGCGCCTGGGCGCGACCGTGCTCGGTCGAGTAGGTGGCGCTTACGTCGTAGTAGTTCTTCAGCTCTTCGATCTGAGCGACGAAGGTGTCGGTGATGAGCATGTCATCGAGAGTGATGACCTTCTCGTTCGCCTGCACGGTCTGGCCGAGGATCTCGGTGCCGGGCGTGTGGTAGCGGCCCTGGACGCGGAACGTCGCGGGGAACGTCGCGCTCTTGGCGCCACGGATCGAGCGGCTGCGGATCTTGCCTTTCAGCTGGACCGCAATCTCGAATGCGGTGAGGACTTCACCGGCGAATACCTTGAGCCACAGAGCGTCGACAGCGCCGGCGCCCTGGATCTGGCCAAGGTGGGAAACATTTGCATCAGTCATTTGATAGTTACTCGAAAGTTGAACACACGTTGCATGTGCCCACTCCGACTATGACGAAACTTTCTTTGAGGTTGTCCCAACGTATCGGGGCCACTCGTACTTGTTACGGTTCGTCTTCATGAGGCAGGAAAGTGGAAGGGAAGGGATGGAGGGAAGTTGGTGGGTCTACAAGGAATCGAACCTTGCGGGGCCGTTAGGCCGGCGGGGTTACAACCCGCGTCTGCTCCATAGAGGGCTACAGACCCAGAATAAGTGCCCGGCTCTGTAGCGCGGCCGGGCTTACGCATCCAGCGCGGAGGAGGAGACGCGCTAGAATTCGGAACTCGTGATCGCTTGGTGCAGCAGATGGCCACACTGATCGACGAGCTTCTCGTTGGTCCATTGATGGTTCGCGACCCAGAAGATCGCGTGGAACAACTCGTGATAGAAAGTTTGAAGGACGACGGACTTCTTGACGTGCTTCGTGGGATGCTGGAGGTAGATCGTCAACTCGCCGGGACGGAACAGCCCATAGGCTTCGATCCCGGCAAGCTTCGTCATCTCCTCATCGTCAACGAACTTGACGGTGAAGCAGTGTCCCGCGAGCTTGAAAGACTTCGGGACACGCTTCATAGGTGTCCTTAGCCGTTACGGCCCCGCATCACACGGAGCCCGATGTCGGTTCCAGCCGCATCAGCAGCTGCAATCTTCTGAGTAACCTCTGCACGATAGGTCGCGTCGCCGGCAGCCCAGCGGGGATCTTTCATCGCAGCGGTCATCTCAGCCTGGGACTTGAAGCCAACGCCAGTGTTGCTCTGGTCGTTGGGTGTCGGCGTGACAGGTTTGCCACCCGTGCCGAACGAGGCGGAGTAGCGAGCCGTCAGGCCAGCAACAGCCAACTTCATTGAACCGGGGTTCGTCGAACGGACAGCGGCGTCGAACGCCTGCACTTCCTCAGGTGAGTAGGTGGTGCCCGCCCACTTCAACATCGACTTGTACTGCGCCTCGCCACCGCCTGCGGTGTAGAGGGAGTTGATGTACAGTGAGGTCTTGGCCTGCTCACCAGCCACGTAGGTGTCCACGGTGGCACGGTCGAAGCCGGAAGCGGCCAGCGCGGCGTAGCTCGTGTCGCTGATCTTGCCGTCCTTAGCGAGGTCAGCCGTAGCTGACGCACGCGCCGCTGCAACTGCAGCAGCCGGATCGACAACCGGAGGCGTCACAACGGGTGGCACCTGATCAGCCAGCGTCGGGGGCACCACAGGGGCACCATCGACAACCGGCGGCGTGACTACATCGGCCGGTGGAGTTACTGCAGCGGCCGGCGGGGTGACCGCTTGGCGCGACTGCGTGAACTGCTTCTCGAGTTCGCGGGTGCTGTTGCCCCACGCGGCGTAGTTGACAGCGCCCGTCGTTGCGTTCCAGAACTTGTCCGGTACGCCTTCGGGTTTGACTGCAGCGACCGGGGGTACGACTGCGGGGGGTGTTACGACAACCGGCGGCACCACTGCGGCGACCGGCGGGGTGACGTCGGCGGTTCCGGTGTCCACGGGTTTACCGTTGTGGACGATAGTGACCCCTGATGCATCGGCCTTGGCTAGAGCAGCAAGCTGCGCCGGGTTCAGACTGTTAATATCCAATTCATTCCTCCTCAAAGACCCCTGGATTTTGCAGTCGCGTCCTTTCGGTGTCGCGATCCTGCCAGGGGTGTGTTAGTTACTTGCTAAGACCAGCGTTCTGCATCATGCCTTGCGCGAGCTGCGGTGCAGCCTTCTGCGCCATGCCCTGCATCATTGCGTTGCTCTGATCTTTCTTTACCTCGTCGTCGGTCTTCCACAGATCCTCTGGCTTCTCAACTCCATAGCCATTGCCGTAGCGTTTGGCGACTTCTTTGAAGTCAACTCGCTGTGCAAGCAC